TTAATACTTTAAATATTTAAAGACTTAAGATATCTTAAATACTTTAAAAATCTTAAAACTATAAATATTTTAAATGTAAAAGTTATTGAATGTAAAAATGTAAAAGTAGTTTCCCTATTAATTTTTGACCTGGTTCCAGGCACCCCCCACCCCTCCCTAAACTCGGAGACTTTTTTTCAAAACCGTCAAGTTGCATTTTGTAAAATTCAAAAGTGCATCTTAAAAATTTTTCAATTTTTCCCAAACCGTCAAGTTTCATATTGCCACAAATGTGTACAGTCAATAGAATAGAATCTTCTTCACCGGAGGTGCAATATGGCTAGTGACAGTTCAATGTCGATAACACAAACGATCCCTGGAACGGTAACGATAGCTGCTAGTGGTAACGCTCATGTTCATGCGTTTGTGTTGCAAGCGGATTGCGATTGTTCGGTTCAATTCTTTAAAGCAGATGGAACCACCGAATTATCAGGGAAGTTTCATATACCATCATATGAAGTGTTTTCGGAAGCACTTCAAGGGAATGGATTACTGTTAAGTGATTCTGGAGTAAAACTCACAGTGTCTGGAAATGTATCAGGAACCCTCCGTGGGTTCGTAACTGTAAACAAGTAATTGCAACATCACACAATACCAACATTGTAAACGGATAATTTAAACCGGACTCATTAGGTCACCGAAAAATGGCAAAAAAAAGATCGACATCATCGTCACGATCTAAATCGAAACAATCTGAATCCACCCGGAATTCATCCACGAATCATTCCAAAACTTCATCCAAAACTCCATTACCAATTAAAGCCTCGGAATCAATCAATTACGCATCGAATTCATATCAAGCGGGTTGGGGGCCATTTTGGAATGATCCTTCCGAATACGGGCCTTTTCAGTTTCCTAATGCTGGTATGGGTGGATGGGTAAATCCTGCTCAATTAGCGTACCGGGATAATTACCTTTCTGGTGAACAGCTTCCGATATACCTGACTTGGTGGCAGTTAAAAAGCATCAGGGATAGAGCAAGGTTTGTGTACGCATCGAACGAGTTTGCACATGGTTTGGTTCAGTGCTTTCAATCATTTGTCGTTGGGTCTGCGGGATTTAAATGGCGGGTTGCATCAATTGATCTTAAGAATCCAGTACCGGAAGATCTTTTGAAGAGATGTCAGGCAACCCTGGATATCTTCCGTGAATACAACAATATGGTGGATGTAGAGAATGAGATTGTATACAGACTTCATGTGGATGGAGAGGTGTTCATCAGGAAATTTCCTCAAGCTAACGGTATGTTGGTAATTCGGTTTATTGAACCGGAGTTAGTCAGGGGATATGCGACTGATATAGGGTCACCAAAGGACTCATTTGGAATAGTTTGCGAACCGGACGATATAAACACCGTTCTTGGATATCAAGTGATTTTGAAGCCTTATGAGTCCAAGGAACCGACATTGATTCCTGCGGATGAGATAGTGCATATCAAGATCGGCACTAGTGCAAATGCGAAGCGTGGGTTGACCACCTTTTATCCGGTCTTCCAGAATTTGACGAATTGCGAGGATATCCTTGCGTCAACGGTGACGATGGCGAAAGCTCGGGCGAAGATTGCGATGGTTAGGAAAATAAACAATGTCGCACCGGATTCAATGTCATCGTTGATTGATTCACAGGTTGATGCGACCATAAGCACTACAGGAATTAATGGAAACACAGAGACAGTAGGTCTGGAAAGATATGGGTACGGAAGTATCATTACGGCACCGGCGAATGTTGACTATGAATTCCCTGGAGCTAATGTCGATGCAGCAGGACTCATCCAAGTCTTGCAAGCAAACCTTAGATCACTTGCTACGAGATTTGGAATCAGTGAAACGCTCATGTCAGGTGACGCATCAAATAATAACTACTCTTCAGCACTCATTGCGGAAGCTCCAGCAAGAAGGACATTCGAGCGATGGCAGGGTATCGTTGGAAGATCATTAGCTGAATGTCGATTTGAACCGAACAAGTCACTTGCTTGGTCACAGATCCACCTGGCGGTTGAACACGGAATTATTCCCGCTGAGATCCTCAAGAATATCAAGATTACTTCTGAGGCATATTCTCTTCAGTCTAGAGAACATCAGAAGGAAGCGGAGATGAACAACATTTATCACAACATGGGTGTGAAATCTGTTCAGACGATTCGTGCGGAACTCGGACTGGATAACGACACGGAGTCATCGAACTTTATCAAGCCAATTGTGGACAAGGACAAAGGGGCCACTGAAACTGATCCGATGAATCCTTCATCGAGAGTGGACACAGGAAGCACAAGTCAAAGCAGTGGTGGAAGTGACCAAGTTCAAGATTCCGCACTCAATGGGGCACAGATCGCCAACCTTGTGGACATCATTCATCGATGCTCGATTGGTGAGATACCTTTGGAAAGTGGCAAGGCGATTGCTCGGGCATCCTTCCCGCTTCTCACACCTGAGATCATCGACCTCATGTTTCGTGATGTCGTAGTAAAGATCCCGGAACCTAAACCAGCACCGGAAGTGCAGTCGAATGCCAAACCGGATAATCCACCGAACCTTCCCACCGCAAAAGCACCGAATGTATCGACTGTTACAGGATAAAAATGTTGACCCACTTGAAAAACAATTGTAATATCATAACATGAATACCGTTTTAAATCGCACCTCTGGGCCAGTTGACCGTGACAATTGCATTGTCTACGGTGTCAAGGTGCTTGGATTCAATTCTCAAAACGGAAGAATATACGAACAGCAAGCAGTTCAAAATGCCGTCAGTCTCTACGAAAATGCACCTGTGAATAAAGACCATAAGGTTGACGCTCCTTCATTCTCGGATCGTCTTGGATGGTTGCAGAATGTCAGGCTGAAACCGGATGGTTTGTATGCGGATTTCAAGTACAATCCCCATGCTGATGGTATTGAGTCATTTCTTTGGTTCGCAGAAAACAATGGTCTTGGTGATGTTGGATTCAGCCACCTCGTTAGTGGCAAATACCTGATTGATCCAGATGGCACTGAGCGTGTAGTCAGGATCGACAGGGTCAGGTCAGTAGACCTGGTTGCAAATCCAGCGACTACGACAACGATTTTTGAGTCTGAAGTTCCTTCAAAGATTAAAAAGTTGAAGGACGAAGGTTACCCACAGGATCAAGCGGTTGCCATCGCCTTGGATATGGCCAAGCGTGGTGATATTTCTGAAGAAGAAGGTTTTAGTCCTCCAGAAGAAGTCAGGAATAATGCTGCCAGAGGATTGGAACTTCGTGATAAGTACAATCGTGGTGGAACAGAAGTTGGAGTTGCCAGGGCAAGGGATTTGTCCAACGGCAAAAGCATTCCTGCCGAAACGATACAGAGAATGATGTCTTATTTTGCGAGACACGAAGTGGATAAAAAAGGCGAGGGTTGGGGAAAAGATTCCGCTGGATACATTGCGTGGCTTCTCTGGGGTGGAGATGCCGGGAAAAGTTGGGCCAATTCAATTGCTGATAGGCTTGATGATAACACTAGCAAGGAGAGTACCGTGAAGAACGATAAAATGATGCAAGAAGAAAATCCTGTAAAGGAAATGTATAAGGAGGAAGCTCCAAGTGCTGCACCCACGGAAGAACCTTCTGCTGAACCGACTCAGGAAAAACCGACTTCTGATATGCTCAAGCAGATCATGGACATTTGCGTTGGCGAAGGCACTGGCGAGGAAAAGGGCAAAAAGATCCTTGACCTGATCGCTGCTGCAACCGGACTTGGTGGCTCAAGCGAACCAACCGCCGAAACAGCTGATGTCACCGGAAATCCAACCTCTGGAACTCCCGCCCAGGCAAAAACCGATGACGATGATGGCGAAGAAAAAGATGACATGGAAGAGTCAATCAACGAACTCAAAGCGTTGAGAAAATGGAAAGAAGAAAAACTCAAGGAAGAAAAAATCCTTGGGTTGATCAGCGAAAGCAAACTTGAAGCAACCCCTGTCTTTGTAAAGCAACTAGCGTCAATTGATGAAACCCTCTGGGCCGAAGCGATTGATGACAGGAAGAAAGTTGCTTTGTCGAAGTCGAGCGTGAAGCCAGTTAGTTCGATTGCAATCCAAGGCGAATCGAGCTACAAGCAGTTCTTGGAAAATGTCCTTGGAAAGTAAAGCCATCATTAAGGAGTCCTATCAATGGCGATTACTTATTCTTTCGGTGCGACTAATCCTGTGGTGGCTCCCGTTGCCACTGACAAGGCGATCTCGGTTGGAGATCTTGTAGCACTTTCTTCTGGAAGTGCGATCTCTGCCCTTGATTTTCCTTGGGATACAGATTTGGCAACCACCCAAGAAAATTTTGCGGGTGCTCTCCTTGGAGTTTCCGGTCAATTGAAGCGAGATGATATCGCACTTGTATACGGTAATTCCGTTGCGAATCAGATCCGAATCGATTGCTCTGGAATTTATGAGGGAACTTACACTGGTTCCGCTCTCCTAGTTGGCGATTTCGTTGGGCCAACATCGGTGTCTAATGTGCTTCAGCCTCAGTCATTGGTAAAGGTCGCAAGTGTTGACCTTGCCATTGGAACTGTTGTCGAAGCTCTTTCCGGTACTGGCACTGTGAAGTTCCAGTTGTTGTCTGCTAAAAACCCTGTGGCCCGATAATCCACAACTTTTTAAGGAGATTTTAGAATGAAGAGTCTAGGTAAAAAGCTGAAGGAATTTGGCCAACAGAATGGTTTGGCAAAAACCAAGCAGTATTTCTCGGAATCAATCGCCAAGGGCGATATCAACCCCAGAGGCATTTCCCTTCGTGGTCTTGCTGAAGGTATCATTGGTGACGATTGGGCCGATCAGCTTAATCGTTTCAATGGCCCTGACCGTGTGTTTATGGAAGCAACTGAAGCAGTTGATGCTTCTAACTTCGCTGCCATCACTGGTCAGATCCTCATCACCACTGTGCATGAAAAGTACAAGTTGGCATCGTTCATCGGTGATCAGCTTGTATCCAGCATTCCTGCTGGACAGAACCTTTCCAGCGAGATCATTCCTTGGTTGAGCGACATCAGTCCTTCACCAGAGACTGTTCAACCTGGGATGCCTTATCCTCAGACCCAGTTCAGTGGAAACTATGTACGAATCCCGGCAATCGAAAAGGTTGGTAGGATTTGTGCGATCACCGCTGAAATGATCTACAGCGATAAGACTGCACAGGCATTGGCTTCCGCTGAGTCTGTTGGAAACTATTGCGGTTTGGTTCGTGAAGAACGAATCTTGAACACCGTGCTTGGTTTAACCAACAACTATGTGTATGGAACCGCTGCTGGTGCTGAATCGACCTTGAATACCTATTCGACTACCGCTCAATCCGGTATGACCTATGGGTTCATCAACAAGGTTGGTTCTTATGCACTTTCCAACTGGGCATCTATCAACACGCTAGAACAATTGTTCTATCAGATGAAAGATCCCAACACTGGCAAGCCAATTGATATCTTTGGCCCCGGTATGCAGATGTTGGTAATGCCTTTCCAGAAGTATTCTGCTTCCAGGATTCTTAATCCTGCAACCACCACCAAGAATGGGCCTTATGCCACTTCTGGTGATGTTGAGCAGTTGGAAAGCCCAAATCCATTGGATAACAACTATGGTATTCTCACATCCGCTCATGCGAGAAACCTGTTGGTAACCAGTGGTATTTCAGCAACCAACGCTGACAAATATGTTTATCTTGGAAACTTCAAGAAAGCTTTTGTATGGCGAGAAGCCAAGCCGATGGAAGTTGTCCAAGCTCCCGCCAATAACTGGGCAGAATTCAACCAAGACATCGCTGTTGCGATCAAGGCTTCTTGGTGGGGTTCCGCTGGTGTTATGGATCCTCGTTATGTTGTTCAAGGTGTTCCAACCTAGGAAACCTCCCTGTGATGCTAGGGGTCATTTCTTGGCCCCTGGCATTATTTTTTAGGAGTAAAAATGCCAACTCCAGCAGAAAACCTTCTGACGATAAGAAACAACTATATAAACGCATTAGTGGAGGATTCCGCAAATCCTCAACCTTCCTATTCATGGGAAGGTGTTGCTGTTTCCAGGACTGAGTGGAGGCAGCAAACTTTGCAGCACATAACGCAGTTGAACAAATTGATGACCTATGTCAATCCACAGGAATTTAGAACGCAATTCATGTAAGAGGTGATGTGTATGCCTACATTAGACTTATCTCAGGAATATCATGTGTTTGATAATCCAGAGGTATTGAATTTAAAGAATGTAGACAACACTACTGCTACCACCAATTATGGATTCAGAAGGGCGATGACCTTGGCTTATACGGATCAAAGTGGTGTGGCAAAGATAGAAAACATTACGAGATTTTTAGTTTGGAAAGCCAATATAGCACCATTCAAGCCGATGGTTGATTGCGAAATAACTGATGCTAATTCAGTTAAATACTATGTCAACAGCATTGATAATGCAGGGAACAGGGAATATTACGGATTGGATTGCACTCAGCAGAGTTAACCATGAATAACAAAATATATCGAAAACCAAGAGTTATCATGGCAGCTAATCCAGCAGATCGTTACACAACGATCATGGATACTGTTTCAGAAAAGTTGGTTGATCTTGGTTATACGGTTTACAAGCGTAAGGGTGCTGTCATCAGGGAATCTGATGCTTTTCCATGCGTTGTTGTATCACCTTCAGAAGAAGGCGAAGAATTAGGCATAGAGGCTTTTGGTGGAATATCAGAATACATTTATTCCGTCAAAGTTTATTACATTCAAGAATATGCCAGGGATCTGGTGTATACGGATCTTGACGACAGGTACAAGATCAGGAAAGAAATATATCAGATAAGCCAGTATCCAAGCTCACTTAGTCCATCAAGAATAATGATCAAAGGAATTCAACCATTTTCGGTCAATAGCAACCCAAATACAGTTTACAATGTTACTGGATTTAAGGTATCATATGGCTTCATGGAACAAGGTTTAGTTTAATTTAAGGAGTTAAACATGGCAGCAGTAGACAATATTTTTCTCACAGGGAAAACTGCATCTTTAAAGATACAAAGGAAAGATGATGGTGCTGCTGCTATAGCAATCCCATGTACATCTTCTACCATAGCAACCAAAATGGAAACTCCAGAGGCAAGTAATTACAACTCATTAGGTTTTGTAGAACTTGTTTCTGGCATTCAAAGTGCCGAAATAACCGTAGAGGCAGTTTACGACAAAACTCAAATGCCAGTCATATTTGCTGGCATGAAGGCAGATGTTGAGTTTGTTCCAGATGGCAATAGAACAGCATTTGCTGCAACAGCACCAACGGTAAATCAACCGATTCTTGAGTCTGCTGAATATCTTGCTTACGAGGGAACTCCATTAAGTTTTGTGTTTCCAAACTGCACAATAACTAATGTTACCTATGATGTAGCAGTAAGAGATGTTCAAAAATTTAAAGTTACATTAGTTCCTTCTTCAGCCCCTGGTGTTAACTTTGGTACTTTTGCGTTCTAAAAACAGGAGAAAATTAAAATGGCTATTCTTACTGGAAGGCGAGCTACAGTTAACATCGGTGATCTTGTTGGTGTTCCAGCAACCAATGTTTCTGTAAATTCAAAGGCAGATGTTATTGATACAACATCTTTTATTAACGAGGGCTTTGATTCTCATGTCATCGGCCTTTATTCCGCAGAAATAACCTTGGATCTTCTTGAGGTTTATAACGGTTATGGTTTAAAGCAAGGCGATGTGGGATCTATAACCATATTTGATGGTGATGGAACTCCAGGCCAAGGGATAACCATAACCAAGTGCATAATAACCGCTGTAAACTATACAGCAGATGTAAAAGATGCTCAAAAAGTATCTTTGACACTTGCAACTTATGGTGATTTTGATTTCGAGATCGGTGCATTGTAATTTATAAAAGGAAGCATTTATGTCAGACACAGTTGGCAACCTATTAAATTCCAGCGGTGAAGGGTCTTTGACTATTGAATACAATGGGAAAAAATACACCGCTGGATTGATTACACAAAAAGTAAAAGCCGAATTTGAAAAAAGAATGGAGAAGAAAGCTCTCGATTCTGTCTTTTCAATGAAGGATAGATTGGAACCAGTTGAATTCCGTGAAGCAATTTCTTCTGTAACCAGAGATATTGCAAGCGGAATTTATTCTTTTGGCAGCGAAAACTCCATAGCAGCGTTGTCTACACCATCAGGAGCATTGTCTTTTGCATCAATACTCTTTTCTGCACCAGAGAGTGAAATCCAAGATGTAATGCTTGCTGAAAACGACAGGTTTGAAGCGGTAATGGAGTTAGTTCGGGATAAATCTTTCCCAAACGGCAAGAAGGTGTAGGAGATGGATCTTTTAATCCAAGAGAACCGATTCCTCCACCTAATCTAAAAAACTTTTATGTAAACTTGATGGATAAGCCTTATCTACTTCGGCCTTGGGAGATTGAGAAGTTGACCGATAGGCAAATAGTAGAACTGTACTATCGAAAGAGAGATGACAAAGGCGTTCCAGTAAATATTCCTGATGAAAAGCATGAATGGAATACTAGAAAGAAAATACTTTCTACCGAAGATATGCTGTTGCAAAAATACCTTAGTTTTATGAAAATGGGAGCATCATTAGGTGTAAATGAAGCAAAGATGAAAGCCTCTTGGATTAAGCAATTTGGAAGCGTACCACCAGGAATCAAATAATGGCAGATATACCATTAAAATCAGATGACGAGATGACCAATGATCTGGTGAACGCAGTAGAAAACATTGCTCAAAGTGTTAAAGCTGGATCTAGGGATTTCACAAAAAGTTTTAATGGCTTAACCACAGCAATTAAAAAACTGCAAACAACCCTTGTCAATGCAATTAAAGCCATAAAAATCCAAGTAGTAACAAAACCTGAAAAGACCCAAAAATCTCCAATCAAAGAGAAATCAACTTCTACCAAAGAGGTTGTAAAAGAAAAAGAAACAAAGACTGAGGTAGCACCAGAAAAGAAAGTTAAGCCTACCAAGATAGAAGCAGAAAAAATAGATGTTCCAAAGCAACCAAAGCCACCAAAAGCTGTTGATCCTATAGCAGCAGCAGAAGCCGAAAGAAAAAAGAAAAGGTCTGACGAATCTGCTGAACTATTGTTGCAGACTAGAAGATTAAAAGCTCAGTTAGCTGCTTTGCAATTGCAAAACGCATTAAATCCATCCTCTAAAGAACCAAAAAAAGAACCAAAGAAAACCGTTGATCCTCAAGAAAAAGAAAGATTGGCTCAAGAAAAAAAACGAGCAAAAGAAATAGATGCTAGACAAGAAAAAGTAAAGCCAGTAAAGATTTCTTCTTTAATTGAAGGAATCAACCAAACAGGTGACGCTTGGTCTAGGATGATTTCTGGTGTTAAAAAAACTATAGTAGACATTGATAACGCTAGAAAAGAAGAAGAAAAACAAGTCGCAAAAACTGGAAAAGAAGGGGCAAAAGAATTTGTTGGGCCTCCACAAAAGCTTTTTATTAATCAGCAAAACAAAGAAAAAGAAGAAAAAGATAAGTATGAAAAAGAAGTTCAAGAAAGACAAAGAAAAGTAAAACCTGTAAATATATCATCTTTAGTTACTGGAATAAATCAGATTGGAGATGCTTGGTCTAAAGTTATTTCTAATGTAAAAAATGCTGTAGAACAGCAAGCAAAAATAAAAGCTGAAGAAGAAAAGAAGGTAATTGAATCTGGAAATGAAAAATCAAAAAAATTTGTTGGGCCGTTAAAAAAAGATTTTGAAGAAAACGAAAGAAAGAAAGTACTTCCTAATGGGCCAGAATTTGTTGGGCCTCCCAAAGAATTATTTAATCAAGCAGAAATAAAAAATAAAGAAGAAGAAAGGGTCGCAAAATTTGGTAAAGAAGGAACAAAAGATTTTGTTGGGCCTCCGATAAAACTCCTTATTAATGCAGAAAAAGCAGCAGCAGAAAAATTTGCAAAAGATGCAGAAAATGCTTCTAAATTAAGAGAAGAAGCAGAAGAAGAGGAAGTAAAGGCTCAAAAAGCATTAAGATCTTATTTTAGAAAAAAACAAGAAGAAAGTGCCAATGAAGCAGCTAAAGCTGCAAATGATCTAGTTAAAGAACAAGAACGAGCAGCAAAAGAATTAAATGCAGAAAACCAAAAAGTTAAAAAAGAATTAGATTCTTTGATTGCCGGTTTTCAAAGCATGACCCCTTTGTTTAGAGGCCCATTAGTTAAGTTTGGACTTAACATGATGGCTAAAGGTCTTGGGTTTAAGCAACCCAAAGCCATGTCTGACGGTGGCCCAGTGTCTTATCTTGCTGATGGTGGATCAGCAATGAAACCTAAAGGCACAGATACTCAACCAGCAATGCTTACTCCTGGCGAGTTTGTCGTAAATAAAAAATCCACAGAAAAAAACCGTGGTCTTTTAGAATCAATAAACAGTGGCAAAAACAAATCTAATGTCGAATATCATTCTTCCGGTGGCTCGGTTGGTGGGGTTGGATATTATGCTGCTGGTGGTGCTGTTGTTGCTGGTGCTGGTGCAACAATTGCTGGACTTGGGGTTGCAATTAACAGTATTTCTAAATCATTTGAAATAGCTAGTCAGGCTGTTTCTAAATTTGCTAATTCTCTTCAAAAAGCAAATCCAGCATTGATGGAACAAGTTGGGTTGGCAATGGATGATCTTCAAGCGGTTGTTGGAAGAGCATTGTCTCCAGCAATAACCATGCTTATTCCTTTGATAAGAGATTTTGCAGATTATATTGACTATTCAGCAAAGAAGTTTGCTCCAATTATGGTGCAAGTTGTAAAGGGATTAAAAGAATTATCTAAACCGTTATTTGAACTTGGCGTAAGCATGATAAATGCATTCGCCCCAACAGCAAAAATTGGAATGGTTGTTTTTGGCGGTTTAATAAAAATATTGATTCCAATTATAGAACTTTTTTCAACTCTTTTTGAATCTATTCAACTTTTATGGGGTGCATTTGGAGATTCAAAATTTTTATTTGATGTTTTTAATACATCAATTGAAATACTTTCCAGATCAGTAAGAATTGTTGCCGGAAGTATCCAAATGGTTATAGCAGCATTTATTGTTGCTGTTTCAAAAATGATTGAAGCTCTTGGTGCCATAGTTGAATATATTCCTTTTTCTGGAGATAGTGGAAAGAGCATAGAGGATTTTGGAAAAAATGTTGGAAAGGTTGGAGATAAGCTTTTTGAGCAATCTAAAAAGAATTTTGAAATTGCTGGTGGAGCAAAACCAAGGCCATTTAAAGCTGGAGAAATGGGTGGTGAAAAAGGAATACAAAAAGATTCTTCTTACGGTGCTGCTGTTAGGCAAACTCAATATATGTCGATTGTTGGCATTGGCGATGAAATGAGAAAAAATGCATTAATGGCTGGAATAGTTCAAAAATCACAAGAGGAAAGTTTAAATAGCATTGATAAAAATACCGGAGAGTTGGTCAACTTGTTTAGGGATTTAAATGTTCCTAAAGGAACAAATTCTGGTGGTATTGTTGGATCTAATCCGTTTGAAAATAAAATTCAAGACTTTTTGTTGCAACCTCCACTTCGTGGAATGCCAAAATTAAATGCACCAATGGTAAATTAATGGAGAGGTAAAATGCCTTTAGTTCCAGATAACAATATTAATTTATGGGATAATGGAAATATATCTGAGAAAATTTCTGGCATATCACCAGGGGTTTCATCAATTGCTGTTGATGGAGAAAGCAGAGCAACCCTTGTTTATATAGTAGACGGCCCCAAAAATAGCACAGATGTGCTAAATCCATTAGATTTATTTTGTCAAAGACTACTTGGTTCAGTAGAAATATCAACCAACAATGGTTCTTTAAAAAGAACTCCTCCAATGACTCATCCACAATTCAGATGGCTTTATGCTGATAGGATTTCAAGCATAAAGGGTCTTGGACAAAAAAGAATAAATCCGAATGACAATACATCTGACCTTTTTGGATTTAATACACTAGCAACTTCTTCTTGGCAATATGTTCCACCATATTATTCTGTGTATGAAAAGTATGAAATAGTTGTTGAGTTTTCTTCAAGACCTTATCTTCCAATAGATGATAATGCGATGGATCTTCTTGAAATTTATGCCGACACTATAGGAAAACCAGGATTATATAAAATAACATCAAAATCTACTGGTGGAATTCCTGATAATAAATATTACAAAGACAATGCTGAAGAAGTTGAAGTTACAGGAATTCCATTTAGGGAATATAGAAGATTTGTTTCTTATACAACAGAAACCTCAGCGGAATATCTTACATTTAAATCTGGTGCATATGTATTTAATTCAGATGTAGAGGCAATAGATAATACTCCAATTCCTGGTTTTTATGGAAAAACATTAATACCAAAAGTTGTTGTTAAATTGACTTGGCATATGGTTCCTTATTATTTCATTGATCCAAAAGAACCAGAAGGAAATAATATTTTTGAAGGAATTGGAAGAGTTAATCAAAAACAATTTTTTGGATTTGATCCCGGAGAACTTCTGTTTACTGGTTTTACAAATGTAACAAAACCTAAAGCTCAATTTACAACTACTGATTATTCGCTTGGCAGCATTTCAGAATTAGGTTTGCCAAACATAAATGAATTAAGTCTTGTTGATATAACATTTAATTTTTTATACATACCTGTTTTTTCTTATAATGTAGCTGGTGGCCCTTATCCAAGTTCTCCATCTGGGGTAATAAACCCAGCAAATAAAAGTTACATAAATGCTGGACATAATCTTGCTCAATCGCCTTTTAATAAAAATTATTATCCAATAGTTTCTAATGATCCTAATGAAATTATTCCAAAATATCAAAAAAGACCAGTGTATAACAGTTATCCTTTTGAGTTGATGTTTAATGCAAAACCGTATACAATGGGGCCTTAATCACCTTGGAAAGGAGTATTCATGCTCGCTGGAACATATAATATTATCTGCGAACAGGGGGCAACTTTCCAGCGATTATTATCGGTGGTAAATGCCGATAATACTGAGCCTGATTACAGCAGTTCTACAGCTAGAATGCAAGTTAGGCCAACAGTCGCATCCGAAACTGTAATAATCGAGTTAACCACCGAAAATGGACGAATAACCCTGTTGAATAACACGGTCACTTTAGATATTTCAGCCGATGATACAGAAGCACTCCCAGTAGGTGCATATAAATATGATTTGGAAATTCAGACTGGAACTGAGGTTATAAGGTTGGTTCAAGGCAGCTTTACGGTATCTCCCGAAGTCACAAGACCTACACCGTAAGGAGAAGCAATGGCAACCGATATTTTTGCCAGAGTCACCGTTCAAGAAGATCCTGTTGGAGTAACAATATCAGCAGCACAGACAGTTCCAACGCTATCTGATCCTGTTTCCACGGTTACTGTTTTAGATGACAGCAATGTTGCCATTCTTCGATATGTAAGTTTTACCCCATCCTCGTTGTCTATAAGCTTAACCGCCCAACCCAATGTGTTTACGGTCACTGGAAGTCCTATAACTGCCAATGGAACTTTTGATTTAAATTTCATTAGCACCGGTGCAAAAACTTTCCTTGCTGGCCCTTTGACTGGATTTGCTTTACCTTCATTTAGAGCTATTGACAAAACTGATATACCGGATTTATCAGCAACATATTTAACTGCTGTTTCTCATAACAATACACTTACCGGAAATGGAACCTCCGCTTCACCGCTTCAAGTGGTCACAGGTGGATCAGTTGGTTCTGTGAATTCAGTTGCAATGACCTCAACTGATTTCACCATTTCCGGTTCCCCTATAACATCATCAGGAACTATAGTTGCCAATCTTGCAACCACTGGTGTTTCATCTGGAACTTATGGAAGTGCAACCCAGATCCCTGTGATTACAGTGAATGCAAAAGGTCAATTGACTAATGCAACTACTGTATCAATAGATATTCCGACCCAAGGTTTAACTTCAGTTGGAATACTTTCTTCGAGTTTGACGGTAACAAATTCTCCACTGACTAAAAATGGAAGTATAACTTTAGAGACTGCTCCAACAGGTGTCACTTCTGGAATCTATGGAAGTAATTCATCCATACCTCAGATAACTATTGGGCCTGACGGAAGAATAACTTCTGCAACAAATTTAACTGTTGGAACTCCGGGTAGCGGAATTGGAACAGTGACATCGGTTGGATTGACTTCATCGAGTCTTTCTGTTTCATCGCAACCGATAACTTCAGAAGGATTTCTTTCGGTTGATTTAAATCAATCTGGTGTAATAGCTGGTGTGTACGGTAATTCATTTAACATCCCAATTATTACCGTTAACACATTTGGTCAGATCACAAATGTATCGACATCTGAAATAAGTCCATTGCCTCCTGGTGGTCTTACCGGACAGGTGCTTACTTACAACAATCAGAATGAACAAGCTTGGGTGTACCCTGATGGAGGTACTTGGTGATGGGATTGTCAATTGTAGAATCAAATGGTGGAACAATTAATGGGTCTGGAACAGTTCAAGATCCATATTCAATAAATATGGTTTATGGCTCTTTTATTGTTTCTTTTGATTATTCTCAAAGCGGAAAAATATATTATCAATTTCATGGTGTAGGAACTGTTTATTATTACAATTCTGTTTATTATGGCGGTTATGTTACATTTTCGCAAAATCAAAATTACTCATGGAATGATGATTTATATTTTAATAATGGCAATCCAGTTGTTATTGATAAAACAGATGATTTTAATGTTGTTTTTCCAAATAATCAAAATGTTGGTTTTTTAATTGGATCTTATGGATTTAATCCCCCTTATTTTGTTTGGGATATTTCACAAACAACTCTTTTAATTTGGTTTGTTCCAGAACCAACAACAACTTATACATACGATGACAATACGACTTCTACTAGCAATGATTTTGTTTTGACAGATGCAAGTAGAAATACAGCAAAAACACTTATTTCGGTTCAAATTGGCGATGGTGTCACAAGTATTGGGCCAAACGCATTTGTAAATTGTACTCAGTTGACCGAATTAAATATTCCATCAAGTGTGACCAGCATTGGTTATTATGCTGTATCTGGATGCTTTGGTTTAACTAATATTGTTATTCCAGATAGTGTAACATCAATTGATTACAATGCTTTCCAAGGTTGTATAGGACTTACAAGTATAACATTAAGTCAAAATTTAATTAGTATTGGAAATTCAGCATTTAATGTATGTTCTGGTTTGACAACAATATCAATACCAGCAAGCGTAAATGAAATTTATGATTCTGCATTCGCAACTTGTGCAAATTTATCCGCAGTTTATTTTGAAGGAAATGCTCCATCAATAGCCTCAACAAGTGCGTTTGCAAATTCTTTCCCATCAATTTTTTATTGCATTGGTGCAACAGGGTTTACTGACCCATATTTAGAAAGACCTTCTTACGAAATAGATTGTTCGTCACTTCCACCAGCATCAATCGCAATTGAAACTCAACCACTTGGTGTTGTTTCTGGAGATCCATTATCAACTCAGCCAGTTATTAAAATATTGGATGCTTTTGGAGATGTGATTCCAACGGCAACAAATTCAATAGAAGCAACAATTACCATTGTAAATGGATCTGGAAGTTTATCAGGAACAACAACGGTAAATGCTGTAAATGGATATGCGACATTTACTGATCTTACATTTACCGGAGATGCTTCGTTTTATTTGACATTTACAGCAACTGGATTAACTCCTGTCGATTCAGATGAAATAGCAACATTGACTCCTGTTTCCATTTTGATGGAAACTCAGCCTGTTGCCGGGGCATCTGGTGATCAATTTTTAACGCAACCAGTTGTAAAGATTGTCAACTGGCTTAATGAGATCGTTCCAACTTATAGCGATGATGTTGTTTGCACCTTAGTCGTTGTTTCTGGTTCTCCAGTATTGACCGGAACAACCACAGTTACACCTTCATCTGGTTATGCAACTTATACGGATTTAGTTGTTACCGGATCTGGATCTTTTTACCTTCAATTTACATCTGGAAGTTTAAATCAAGTTGATTCAAATACGATTTATTTCCTTCCTGACCCAGGGAATCCTAATCCTCCCATTCCGGTAAAGCCAAAAAGATCATATATTCCAATGTCAGTTCCAACAGCAAATGACATGGAAATCAATGAATTTGCAATCAATGTTGTAGACAAAAAGGGCTATGTTTGTGATTCCAATGGTGTTGTTCATCAGGTTTTTGACGGTAGTCAGGGTGTTTCATCAATCATTGCTGGAACCGGAATTTCCGTGAATAATTCGACCGGAAATGTTACCATTAGTACCATTGCATCATCGCCGTCACTGGAGCAATTAACCGATGTGCAAATAACAAACAAACAAGATGGTCAAGTTTTAAGATATTTGGTTTCTGGTCAAAAATGGGTTAATTCAAACATTATTGATGGTGGTAACTTTTAGGAGATAATCATGGCAAA